TTAACTAATAGTGTTCGTGAAGCTGAATATGTGTATAACTCACCTTTTATACCTAAATACAATAACCCTACCACAATTACAGAAGCACAGGCACGTAAAGCTCCTATAGACTATGAGCACAAATCTTTCTATATTAACCCCACTAAAGAAGGACAAACGTATAATATTACTAATCCAGTTCACCCAGAAGTGAGTCAAGGGCTAATGCCTAGTAGAACTGCCAGTGAAAATAAAGTATTTCATTCACGTCAATACACATACAACATTGACGGTAAAATAGTAAGCATTCCTGCGGAAGGTCAATCAGGTGCATATAAAATGTTTGAAAAAGCAGAAGACGTACCCTTCAACTTTGATGAAACTTTAGATGCAGGAACAAGAGCAACACTAGATGATATTAACAACACAATAGAAGAACCCTTAATCGAGTCTCTACGAATGAGTGACACAATACCTCCTGAGTACAATAATGTACAATCAATCTATGAATTAATCACGATACGTGATTTACGTTTAGGTAGAATGCAAAAACCTGACTTTAAAAAACTAAGAAGTGAAAACTCAGAAAGAGTTTCTAATATAACAGATGAACAAATTGATTCCGAACTTCTTGATACACTTAATATGAACTTTGACATATTAAGTGAAGACCAAGGTATGGCTCCACGTGTACTTACAGAAGCAAATATAACACCCGAAATGCGTACAGCCTATAAAAACCATTTAGAAGACAGCAATGAACTAAGTATAGCTACACTAGAAAACACGTTTAATGAAGGGTTTACCTCAATAGATACTCTTAATAATTTTAGGATTAAAAAGCAAGAGTCGGCAGAAAAACTTCAACAAGTTTTTAGTAGAGAATTAGGACTAGCGGATCAAATGGAAAACTATGACCCTAAAAAGCTACCGTTATTTAATGAGTGGTTCAACGTCCACATGAAAACTTCCCTACAAGATGCAGCTAACTCAGGGGTGGATGAAGTCTGGTTCCCAGTTAATGATTACGCTGTAGCTAGACAAAGAGGCGAAACACTAAGCACACCAGAAGCAGTTAGGATAGCTGAATTTGAATCAGATGGCGAAAGGATACCTATAGACTTTGAAGCTAAAATGCAACCTAGCAAAGGTGCAACTGAGATGGCTAAGAAATATAAAAAGTTTACGGAAAAAGGTTTAAACGCTATAGAGCGTGACTACGGTGTAAAACTAAACGCAGAACCCTTTACAGATGCAAACAATCAAGAATTTTATAAAATAGAATTAACCGATGAATTAAAAGATGCACTTTCTACTTTAAAACTTAACCGTGGTGGACTGGCTACTTTAATGCCTCTTAAATATGGCAACTGAACAAAAAGTTTTTCCTATTGATCCGTCAACTTTAAGTTGGCGAGACAAACTTCGTAACTTAGCTACAACTAAGTATGGCAACACAGGCAGACAATTTTCTGAAGCTATACTAGGAGAAAGTGAAGAAGAAAAATACATGAACTATCTAGAAAAGATAGAAGCTGGTTTACTTCCTCCTCCTAAAAATTTTTCCCCTAACCGTCCTGTTTCTGATATGTTGGGTGGAGAAGGGATATCAGATTTTGGTTTACTAGACGCTGGTTTGATGGGGTTGAGCGGAGCTGCGATACCTAAAATCAGTACTGGTGCTGCTCTTACTGAATCAGGGGTATTAGGTGCCGACGCTGTAGGGGAATATAAAAAAGGCAATACAGCCACTGCTGCGGTAATGGGTACGTTAGCAGGAGTACCACCTTTATTAAGATATGCTAACCCAGTTAAAAACACCTCAAGTAAAGAAGTAGCGGAAGAAGTTCAACCAGACCTAACAAGAAGAAAAGTAGTTCAAGGTTTGGGTATAAGTGCTTTAGCTGCACCTTTTGTTGATCCTGTAGTTATGGCAGCAAGACAAATTAGTAAAGCTCCCAATATCCCAGGTTTAGCAAAGCTTACTCCCCCTATAAAATCAATGTTAGATCATCCTAATGCATTTTTCTTCAATAATAAATTAGCAGACAATTTAGTCAGTAAGTATGGTAAAGCTGAAGATGAATTTATCTCTGCTCAAGAACTAGAAGTAATATTGGAAAGACTAGCTAGTAAAGATTTAAATAACCTCTCCTTAAAACAAATAAAAGAAATAGCAGGAACATCTAAAAATATAGAAGTTACAGATGATTTTCTAAAAGATGCTGTTAATACTATTGAAACTTTAAAAGATGCTGTAAGAAATGACCCTGCTACTAAAAAATACTTTGACGAACTTCTTAAGCTAGATGACATGTCAGAAGATGAAATTATGGCTGTTTATAATAGAGGTGCAGACACAGTGTACTACGATAGGATGGAAAATTTAAGCGAAGCATTCAAAAAATACAAACCTTGAAAAAAGAACTACTAGAACAACTTCCTGAGGATGTCCTCAAGGAACATTTAGAACTGACCGAAAGGTTAGCAGAAATACAACGTGTAGAAACTGCTCAAGGTAATTTTTTAGAGTTTGTTAAAACTCAATGGCCACAGTTTATTGCTGGTGCACACCATGCTAAAATGGCTGACGCTTTTGACCGTATAGCTCAAGGCAAAATAAAAAGACTAATTATTAACATGCCACCAAGGCACACGAAGAGTGAATTTGCTTCTCATTACTTTCCTGCGTATTTAGTAGGACGTAACCCTAGTTTAAAAATACTACAAGCCACGCACACCGCAGACTTGGCTGTAAAGTTTGGTAGAAAGATTAGGGACTTAATGCTAACGGAAGACTTTCAAAAAATATTTCCTGATGTACTCATTAACCCAGACTCAAAAGCAGCAGGTAAATGGGAAACTCAAGACAAGCGTGACCCAAAACGAAAGGGCGAGTACTATGCTGCTGGTGTAGGAGGTGCGTTAGCGGGACGTGGTGCGGACTTATTTATTATTGATGATCCTCATTCAGAACAAGATGCTATGAACCCAAAGTCCATGGAAGACACGTATGATTGGTACACCTCTGGTCCAAGGCAAAGGTTACAGCCAGGAGGAAGCATCGTTATAGTTATGACACGTTGGAACGTGAACGATTTAACAGGTAAACTTTTAAAAGATATGGCTCGTGATCCTAAAGCGGATCAATGGGAAGTGATAGAACTTCCTGCTATATTACCAAGTGGTGACCCTCTATGGCCAGAATATTGGTCAAAGGAAGAACTAGAAAGTGTACAAGCTACGCTAAGAGGTGGTCCTAAGTGGCATGCTCAATACATGCAGAATCCAAGTTCAGAAGAAGGTGCTCTATTAAAACGTGAATGGTGGCAAGAGTGGACTAGTGATAAACCCCCACGTTGCGAATACTTAATACAAAGTTACGATACTGCATTTTTAAAACGTGAGATGGCTGACTATTCAGCTATTACTACTTGGGGAGTTTTTTATCCAGAAGGCAGTCTAGGTGAAAACTTCTATGACGGCACAGCCCCTCATATTATTTTATTAGACGCTATAAAAGGTAGGTATAGCTTTCCTGAATTAAAAGCCATAGCCCTAGAACAATACAATGAATGGCAACCTGACGTAACTATTATAGAAGGCAAAGCCAGTGGTATGCCTTTAACTCAAGAACTCCGTAACATCGGTATACCTGTACAGAACTTTACTCCCAGCAAAGGAAATGATAAGGTAGCTAGAGTAAACGCAAGTGCACCTTTGTTTGAGTCAGGTATGGTTTGGGCACCTGATACTAAATGGGCGAATGAAGTAATAGAAGAATGTGCGATGTTTCCTGCTGGTGATCACGATGACTTAGTAGACTCAACCACACAAGCATTACTACGTTTTAGGCAAGGTGGTTTTATAAAACTGCCTAGCGACTATGAAGACGAAGAGCTATATCCCAAGCGAAAAATAAGTTATTATTAACCCATGGCAATAGAAAGACAAAATCTCCAAGAAGGTGGCTTACCGCAAGAACTCCAAAATCAAATTGAGGAAACTCTAGAAGTAGAACTTCCTGAGGAGATGGACATACAAGGTGAGCAGACTACAGCTTTTGAAGTTGACCCAC